CTCTTCTCTGATTTGATTTTTGACTTTTTCGCCAACACCGAGGTTAGCAAGGTTGAGAGTAATAAGATCCGACCTGCCAGTATCAACTATAATCTCATTGATTATATCATCGATGGCTGTCTCACATTCTGGTTGTAAAGACATGCCTCGATAACGACCAATCAGGTCGAACTCATTTTTGACTGTCCCTTCTAGATCGAGGAACGTGCCGTAAGCACCTGCCCCCGAAGCAATGGGAACTATGCCCTCTTCGGGTTCAGGTACTGTAAAAGTCTGAGAGGATAAAACCTTATCACTATCATCTCTTCCGATTGTAAAACCGAAAAGTTTGATTGCCATAATTTATTTTTCTTTAAAGGTTATCAGTCGTCTTTAATTCCGTTTGTCGTCGACGGAATTTCAAAATATGAATAAGCAAAAGTAACTGAAAACTCTTCAACTGCCTCTGCCTGATCATAACCCAAGTCAATAGCACTTACTGTAGTAGGGAATGCGTAATGGAACTTATATGTCCTTATCGGATCCCCTGCCTTCGACAACTGTTGAACAGTAATGTCGGAAGTACTAAATCCATTGTCCGAGGGTGCGGCGATGCCTACGATGTTACCGAAAGGTTTCTTAAACGACTGAATCTGGTGCATCCATTTTTCCATATTGTGTCGGACTTTGAAATCCTCATCATTATAGAAAGAAAGTGTAAGGTTCTCAAAAGTCCTTTGACCAGGTAACTTTACCTGACGACCCAAGAAACTTACTGGGATTTCACCAATCGTTGACCCAGGTAACTGTGCATTCTTACACAAGAATGAGATAGTGTCATCAATCTTGACTTCTCCACCTACTCCCTGTGGTTCTGTAATATCAACCACATATAAAGAAGGTCGAGCACCAGCAAACCCGAACTTATTAATAAAATCGGTAATGTCCTTACCTTTGAGTGTATTCTGTTCTGCCATCTATTTCCTTATACTGCTCCGATTGCTTCGTCGAAAGATACGCCAGAGCGAACTGCAACAAAAGAAAGTCGAATGAAGTTAATTGATTTAGTCGGTTTGATGAAAATATCGGCAACGAATTTATTACTATCGATTATGTCAGGTGTGTTGTTTGTATCATCACAAACTACTGCAAAATCGGTTACACCCTGACCTGCCTGGATTCCCTGTAAGAAACCTTCGACAGCAGAAGTAAACTGACTTCTTGTGAAATCGGTATTGAACTGGAACAAGATACTTCTTGCTGACTCGCCAATAACCTTCTCGATATAGATAAACAGTCGACGCACGTTGATTCTGTCGAACGCACTTGGTTTTGGGGACAAGGTTTTATCACCAAACATTATGATTCCCTGACCTGGGAATGAAACGACGGAGTTGTACCCTATCCTATATAGTTCGTCTCTTTGTGCCTGGACAGGATTGAACGCCAACTTGATTGGACTGTTCAAAAGACCTCTCTGGAGTCCAGCAGGTGAGAACCAAGTATCAGCATTAGTATCAGTTCTTGCGCAGATACCTGCGATGTCTCCATTCAATGGCACCCAGCGATACGTGTCATTGTACTTGTCGTACTGATAACCATATCCTGTATCTAAAATCGCATATGTTGAAGACTTAATGCTAGTTCTAAATGTTTTCAGATTTCGTACCTCAGATCCTGGGACCAATACTACATCAGAAAATTCTGGTGAGATAAGAGCAACAGCATCTTTTCTCTGTTCAGCGATGTTGATGATGTAGTTAGCAAGTGTTGCTCCATCTCCTTCAGGTGCTTGACCTTGCATCAACAGACTTACTTCGATGGTATTCGGATCATTAAATAAATCCCAACCAAGTTGTAAATCACCGACACTTACGTTGTCGCCATCTGCTCCACCATTCATCTCATAGTAATATGTACCTTTGACGAGATCAAAGACATTATCTTCTGCCTTGTCTCCCCAGTTGGTAGGACCAGTCTGATGTTTTACAAATCTGATATATTTTGAAGTATCATTAATTCGATTCTTGTAATAAATCGAAGCACCTTCAGGTGACTTTGCGTTCTTGGCAACAGACAGACTGTCGAATGCCTCAAGAACTTCATCTTCAACAGTAGTCCAACGACCACGATAATCGTATACGACTACGTGTGCTTCGTCATTGACAGAGTTGGCAGTTACAGCAAACTCACTTGTAGTTGGAGGTCGGTCGAAGTTTAGTGCAAATCTCCATCTTGAATCCATTGAAGTTCCACCAGGAATAGCACTTGGTGAAATGGGACCATTGAGTGTGATACTCGTATCATTGGTTACGGCGATTACCTCAGCAGTATTTGTGCCAATGATGATTGTATCACCGACAAAAATCTCGTTGGTAAAGTTTGAGGAATCACCTGAGACTGTGTTTGAATTAGCAGTCATTGAGACAGTACCTGTTACGGTCTTCTCGAAATTTGTTCTTGTCTTTCTGACTCCAAGTACACCACTCTGATCAGCAGGTGCATACTTGAGTACAGCATTTGTCGCATCAGTTACTGAAGCGATGACATAGTCAACAGCACTCAACGTAATAACGTCGCCTGCTTCGAGTTCAGTATCAAATGCGGTATCGGTACCTGTCATTGCAGTTCCTGTGACATTGATAATACCTGTCAGATCTGCACCCACCTTGTCTGCAGGACAGATGGAAATACCAATACTGTTACCCAGTTCTCCTGGGAATCTGGCAATCCAGAAACGATTAGCAGTTGCATCAGCACCACCACCTTGATCTGGGTCCATTGAGACGTAATCTACGTCGTTCTTCACGAGTTTACCAACACCATCAGTTGTGGCATTTTTGGCGTTATCGTCGTCTGTGACACGACAAACTCGTAGATTATTACTATACGACAGAAAGTTTGCCGCAGTATAGTAATGCACAAAGTTATTATCGTTAGGTTTGCTAAATGTATCGCGAAGATTTACCTCGGATGTAATTAAAACTCTCTCGTCAACTGGTCCCCATGTAAACTGTCCTACACATGCCCCGATCGAGGTAGATACGACAGGAGTTCCAGTCGTAAGATCTATCTCACGAACATTAACACCTGGTGAAATTGGAAATGACATCTTACTCCTAGTTGTATAACG